CTTCAAGCTGAAACAGCAAAAAAAGCAGGCGATATTACAGCTCAATTACAATCTCAAGCGTTTTCTGAAGCTGCAGGAAGATTCGCTCAAGATAGAGCATCAGCTGCAGCAGGACAATTACAAGCTGCACAAGCAATCCCTGCGTTACAACAACAGTTAGGTCAAGTAGGACTTCAAGAAGCTGCCGCTGCAACTCAGTTCGGTGGATTACAGCAGGCAGTAGAACAACAAAAATTATTAGAACAGTATCGTGATTTCGTAGAACAGCAAGGTTTTGAAAGAGGGCAACTTGGATTCTTATCAAGTATTCTTACAGGTGCTCCAATTCGTTCTTACGGAGAAGAGCGTTCTGGTACAGTAGGTCAAGTAATAGGTGGAACTTCACCTTTTGGTCAAATTGCAGGTGCCGTTGGAGCGTTTGCACCATTCTTTTCTGATGTACGACTAAAAGAAAATATTGAACTTGTAGGACAATCACCATCAGGAATAAATATTTACGAATTTAACTACATTAACAACCCTGATCGATATCAAGGTGTAATGGCTCAAGAAGTACCAGAAGCTTCATTTGAAGTAGATAATTATCTAGTAGTTGATTACGGAAAGGTTGACGTAGAATTTAAAAAAGTAAATTAGCATGGCGCTAGAATTAGATCCAAGAAAAGATTTAGAATATCTTCAATCTTTATTTACTACAAAAGACGGTGCTCCACCCGGCATGTATGATGCAGCTGAAGCTGAAATATTTCAAAAGTACGGTGGAGAAGATGAGTTTATAAATCAAGCAAAACTTGCAATGACTTCGGAAGCAAGAAAAAACTATGAATCAAAAGTAGATATAAATCAAATTGTAGCTGACGCTGAAACAGCCTCACAAAATCAACAAGAACCTGTTACAGATCCAAATAAGATGAATTACGCTGAAGATTCAGCTTTTAATGTAGTTCGAGATAATTTAGTCAATAGCGTAGAAAAAACTTTAAACGATAGAGATCAATATCAAGGAATAGTAGATTACATGGTCGATGCTGGACTCGTTGATAATAAAAGACGATTAGCGTTAGAAAGAGCATTTGGACTAGAAGATAAAACAATAGGAGAAAGAATTAGTGATCTTCCTACTAAAATATCTGAATTATTTACAGGAGGCTATGAATTAGGAGTAAGCCCAACATCAGAAAATTTAGTTTTCGCTCCTAAATCAGGAGCTGATATGTTTGCTGAATACTTACAAGATCCACGAGTTCAGTTTTCTATGAATTTAATTCAAGCTGCAGGAACACCTAGCTTTGAATCTCCATTTGCAAGATTCGCTAATGCTGCAACTACAACAACAAAACAATTAAGTGATGCTCGAATTGCTGAGTTACGTTACGGAGATAAAAAGACAACAGCGTTATCAAGTAAACCAGTAGAAGTTCCTTACACTGTTTTAGAAAATGATTTCGCAACTAAAATGGGATATGCTAAAGGAACGACAGGAACTGCTGTTGGATATTTTGATCCTAATACAAAAGGATTTGTGTTTAGTCAATTCGCACCTGATAAAGCGAAAGCTGCCGCAGACACGATAGCTAGTGCTTTAAAATCAAACGAGATATATGAAGAACTTGATAAAAGAAGTAATGCTATTCAAGATATATGGAATGAGCAATATGCGCCATCTATTGTAGGAGCAATTAAAAACGAACCTCAAATAGATAGACAATTTTCAACATTAAGAGATAATCCTGAAACTTTATCTTCTTTTGGAGCTAAAACAGAAAAATTCAAACCTTTAGTTAATTTCTTTAAAGCAGTATTACCTGAAGATTTATATAATAAAGTAAATGGATTTGACATAACAGGACTTACTTATGCTCAAATTGAACCTTTAAAAGAATTTGATAAAGGAACGATTCAAAAAACTTTAGGTGTTGTAAAAGAAGTATATCCGGTATCTGATAATGATATTCAAATGATTTCTAATTCATTTGCCAATTATGGTCAAAGTGGAGAGTTTGCATTAAAAGCTTTATCATTTGAAAAAGCAACTACTCAATACGCTAAATTTTTAGATGAAGGTCATAGATTATTTACGTCAGCAGACAAAGATGCAGATAATAGAGATAAATATGAACTAGGAACATCAAATTATACTGTTACTTTTGATGGCGGATTAAGTATTGGAGATAAAAAATATCAAAATGCTAACGACTATGCGATAGCTTACGCTAATCAAAAAGTAAAAGATTTATATGGAAACTTAGATCCATCAGAGTTAGGTTTTTCTAAGTCTAAAAAAGGAACTTATTCAGAAAAACAAGGAAAATTTATAAGTGAAGAAGATTTTACTCCAATAGCTTATCTTACTACATCTAACTATAAAAATAATGAAGATTTATTATCTTCAATTCAAAAATTTGAAGCGAATAGTAATAGTTTAGTATTTAATAAAGATAAAAAGCCTATTGAATTAGTTTTCGATAATGACAATAATATTGTAAGTAGTGATATAAAAATATTTATAGCTAATATGCAAAAATTTGAAAATCAATTAAACGCTATTACACCAAATCTTAGTGATACTCAAAAACAAGAACAGTTTGCTTTAAAATATCCTGGATATGTAATGAATCAAGAAGATTACACTTTTGAAGATCAGTATATCGATATTTATAATAGAGCTATGGGTAACTAATGCCTAGTAAAACATTTAAAAATTTAAATCAAGACGAATTAAATCAATTTCTCAATAATCAAATAATTGAAGATCGTCCAAATAATGTTCCTATTTCAACAACAGAAGAAATAGCTATTGGTGGAAATGAATCAGCTCTAATTGCAGCTGGATTAAATCCTAATCTTATTTCAGAAGGAAATTTAGATTGGGCTAATGAAATAGGAGAAGTAATTCAAAAAGCAAAAGAAGAAAAACTTGGAACAGTAGAAGCAGGTAAAGGTGAAATATACGCTGCAGAAATGGGCCAACCTACAGGAGAATTATCTCAAGAAGAGTTAAATGAAATTTTTGCTGAATTCGTTCCTAGTAAAACAACTAGACTAAAACAAGCAGGTATTAATTTAGATGAGTTAGATTTTGTTCCAAGACTAGTTATGGAAGCAGGAGGTATGGACGATAAACAGAGAATGGATAATCTTCGAGCATATCTTATTGCTAAAAATCCAGAAGAACCTGTTTTTGTTGGAAAAGCAAGTGAGTTAGGAGATTCAATTCCTGACTTTGTAAAAACAATGACAGCTGATTATAAAGAAACAGGATACGACCCTGTTTTATTTAAAGTAGGAGATCAAGGATTTAGAGTGGCTAATATGCCAGGAATTACAGGAACTGAACTTGGAGCGATTATTACTAGAGAACTTCCTATTATTGTAGCTGATGCTGCAGGAATAATTGGCGGAATGAAATTCGGAGGTCCTGGTGGAGCGGCAGTAGGAGCCGGTATAGGTTCAGCTATAGGAGAAGTAGTCGTTCAAGGAACAGCTGATTATATATTAGCGAAAATGAATGGTGAAGATTATACATGGGGAGATTTTCAAGAACTATACGATCAAATAAAAGATGATGCAGCTTTTACAGGGCTTTCTTCTGCTATTTTAACACCAGTAATGAAAAAAGTTTTTGATGGTATTTTAGCTATCGGATCAGCTGCTACAGGGAAAAGAGTACCGGGTGCTATTGCTAATATTGCTACAAAAGAATCAGTAGAAAAAGCAGGAACACGTCCTACAAATATAGCAAGAGATCAAATTAACGCTGAACTTCAAAACTTAGTTGGAAAAGACGCTTCTCAAATTAAATTTACATTAAATCAATATTTAACAGACGCTGAAATTGAATCAGTTTTAAATTATTTAAAAAACTTTCCGTCAGCTTCTAAGCAGTATCTTGATACTGTATCAAGTAATATAAAAGAAACAAGTGATGCAGTTAATACTTATTTATCTAATCAAACAGGAGTTACTCCTACAGGGACGATTCAGTCTATTGGTGAATTAGGAGCAAAGACTCAAGGAAGTGCTCAAGTAGTTCAAAATACAATTATCGGAGGCGCTCAAAAAGATGTTGCTTTCGATTTAAATAAACTTAATACTTTTTTAGATGTTATAGAAACAAAAGCAGGTAAAGGTGGAACGGTTACAGTAGATAACGTAGAGAATATAGCGAAAGCTAATAAAGATGCTTTTAACGCTCAAAAAGAAATTTATGATAATACAATTAAAACAGTTTTAAAAAATATACCTGGTGGTGGTAATAAACCTTTCATATCTACAGGAACGTTTAGAAGAGATTTATATGATTTAAGAAAAATATTAAATGATTCATTAATTGATGCAGACGCAGGAACAGTTAAGCTTATAAATCAAATATTAGAATCTACATCAGGAGTAAGAAAAGAAGGGGCAAGAGGAATTGCGCCTGCTAAGAATTTAACATTTCAACAAGCAATGTCAATGTTAAATGGATTAAATAGATTAGTAGATGATGAAGCTGCCCGATTAGTTGGAGGCGCTGCTGATTCTGGTAAAATATCTCGTATTGCTGCAGAACTAAGAAATGAATTAGATAGATCTCTTCAAAAGAATTTAAACCCTTCTGATTATTTATTAATTAAAGAAAGTTTAACTAATTTAAAAAATTTACGTCAAGAATATAATATGACAGCTATTAACAAGTTATTTAAAAGCACAAAAAGAGGATTAGAAATTTCAGATAAAAGTGTATTCGATAATATTTTAAAAGACGAAATTGCAGCAAAAGAATTATTTTCTATCATAGGAAATAATACTACTTTAAAAGGTGAGAAAGAATTAGTTCAAAACTACATATTAAATAAATATATAAATGAAGTAACAAGTAATAGAACTATTACTGATGCAGGAAAATTAACTAAATTAGCTTCTGAATGGATGCAAAATAATAAATTAGCAGTATCTTTCTTAGATAAAGAAACTCAAAATACTTTAAGAAATACGACTAAAACTATAAAAGAGTATGACATATCTCAAAAGAAGTTAGCTGATTTAACGAAAGATTTAAATAAAGGAACTTTAGGGGATCTAGGAAATGCTGATATTTATACGATAACTCGATATTTAGAAAAAAGTCCGGGTTCAGTTGGAGAACTTTTAGAAAATTTAAATAAAGCTGGTCAAAAAGGTTTAGCTAAAAATTTAGAAAAAGATATTAAACAATATTTTATGGAAAAGTTATATAAGCAAATTACTCGACCTGATACTCTTACTGGCGGAGAAATGTATTCTTCTAAAGCTATCGATCAACTTTTAAAAAATGAAAATAGAGCTATTTATGAAGCATTATTTGGAAAAGGCTTTATGATTCGATTACAGAATGTAGGAAAAGCTTTAGAACCTTATGATTATGTAATAGGACAAGGAGCACGAGTGGGAAGTAATATTACTGCAGACGCTTTAAAAAATATTTTTCTCGGTCAATTAGATAGAAAGAGAACGTTAATTCGAGGTATTACTAATTTTATTCGACTTCAAGGATTTAAAGGATCAGGAAAAGCTTTAGCTGACGTAGATGAATTTATGAGAAGAGCGAAAGGAATGTTTAATAGTCAAACAGATATGGAACGTTGGCTTAAAGCAACAACAGCTCAAGAACTAGGAACCCCTCCAGAAGGTGATGAAGCATCACTTTTAGAACAAGCAGGAATAGCTACAGGTAAAAAAGTTCTTCAAGCTACTCCATTTATGCAAGAAATTATTGGACAATCTTCTAATGCTTTTAAAAGTTTAATGGAACGAGCAGGTCAATCTGGTTACGAAATCCCTTAGTAAAGTGGTCAAGGGAACATCAGCAGAATATGCTGGTATTTCATGGTTATTGAAGCAAGGTTATCATGTTTTTAAAAACGTTCATGTTACTGGTTTTATTGACGTTGTTATATTTGATGGCAAGAAACTCATAGGAGTAGACATTAAAAGTGAGACATTTAGAAAGAAGAATGGACAAAAAATATATAGAAAACCTTCTAGCAAACAAAAACAATATAGTGTAAAATTACTTTTCGTACAAGACAACGGAGAGTGTTATTTTGGAAGCGATTAAAGAACGTATTATTAAGCACGAAGGCAAAATTAATAAAATATATAAAGATTCTCTAGGTTTAAAAACTTTTGGTGTAGGACATTTAGTATTAAATTCAGATGATTTAGAAGAAGATGTTGAATATTCAGATGACGTTGTAATGCGTTATTTTGAAAAAGACTTTGAAACAGCAGTATTGGATGCTGACAAATTTATCGATAAACATGAACATCCAGAAGATATTTATGGTGTAATTATCGAAATGTGTTTTCAGTTAGGCTATCCTCGCCTATGTGGCTTTAAAAAGTTTAAGGCCGCTCTAGAAGAAAAAGATTATGTAACTGCGGCTGATGAAATGTTAGACAGTCGGTGGGCGAAACAAACACCTAATCGTGCAAACGATTTAGCAGATATAGTGAGGAACGTATAATGATTTGGTCATTACTAGGAACTGTAGCAAAGGGGGCTGTTGATGTTATTAAAACAAGAACGGAAACTAAAAAGCTTATGGCGGAAGCTGAGCAAACTCATATTCGAAAAATGGCAGAGGGGGAAATTGAATATGCTATTGCCTCACAAAAGAACATGCAAAACTCGTGGCGAGATGAATGGTTTACGGTCATTCTCTCAATTCCACTCCTTATAGTTTTTGGTGCAATCTTTTTTGGAAAGTATGAATGGATTGATAAATTAAAAGAAGGATTTCAAACATTAGATAGTTTACCCGATTGGTATATATGGGCTTTAATGGCAGCCATCGCATCATCTTTTGGATTGAAAGTTACTGATCTTGCGATTAAAAAGTTTAAGAAATAAATGAAAGACTGGTTCATCTATTTAACTGCAGCAGTAATGCTATTATTAATTATAATGTTATGGTTATGGAAATAAGCGATAAAACAACAGTTGGAATGCCGATTAGAAATTTAATTTCTATTGTAACTGCCGTGGCACTAGGAGTCTATGCTTATTTTGGAATAGTCGAAACCCTTAATCAACACTCTACTAGATTAGAGTTGATGGAAAAAGATTTAGAACTAAACACAGAGTTTAGAATTAAATGGCCTCGAGGTTTAATGGGTAATCTACCCGCCGATGACGAGCAATTTATGTTATTAGAATTTCTAGCACA